AAGAACCAACAATTTGACCTTGATTATCAACACGCAAACCATCAATAAATGTTGGTTTCATTGTTTTCAATGTTTCACGAATTTGTGGTTGTGCAGGATTTCCTGACAAACGCAAAGAATCCGCTAATGCCCTGTTGTAATCAATAGGAGTATTTAAAATTGTTTGTTGGTTTTGCGCTGCGGTCAGTGTTGGACCACGACCTTCTGCACCCAACGCTCTTTGACCTGCTTGAAATGGCGTAGGAGCATATTGTTCTAAGAAACTACTAACTTCACCACGCTGGCGTTGTTTTTCTTTCATCTCAGAAATAGCTCTTTGACCACTAATGTACTGGTCAGGCACAGACAAAGCAGACTTTAAACCCATTGAGGGATCATTGCTCAACAAAGAGCCAAGCAAGAACTGAGTTGTAGCTTGCTTTTGCAAACTTTCCTTCTCAGTGTCACTTAACCCAGTAAGTGCAGCATCAGATAGCAAGCCAAAATTGAAAGCCATATAAACTCCTTAAATACCCAATGCACCAAGCAAACCTTGGCGTGAACCAGAAGTTGTTTGCATTCCAGAACCGCCACCAATGTTGAGTCCCAACGCTTGGTTGACAATTTGTTGTTGTTCCAAAGGCAAGTTGCGGATTGCATCCAACTGCTGTTGTGTGTACTGCTGTTGGAACTGACCCAAGTTTGACAAATTCTGAGCGCCTTGGAAGCCCATTTGTTGAGCGTTTTGAGCAATACCTGCCATCTGACCTGCGGCAGCTAAGTTCTGCTGATTGCCTGTCAAACCTGCTTGTTGGTTAGCCAAGTTAGCTTGCAAGAAGTTTTGCTGATTAGCTAAACCTGCTTGCTGATACAAACCTGCTTGTTGAGCATTAGCCGCATTGATTGCCGCTTGATTAGCCAAACCTGCCTGATTAAATGCGGAAGCACCGAACTGACCTGCTTGGTTAAAAGCTTGTTGATTAGCCAAGTTAATAGCTTGCTGATTAGCGGCATTAAACTGACCCATCTGGTTCTGGGCGGCAGCATTCTGTAGTGCGGCTTGGTTAGCGGCAGTAGCACCAAATTGTCCTGCTTGATTCAAAGCACCAACATTAGCAAGTCCTGCTTGTTGCAGATTCTCAGCATTAAACTGAGCTAATTGATTCTGAGCCGCAGCGTTCTGTGCGGCAATCGTATTCTCAGCACCAACATTAAACTGTGCAGCTTGGTTGGCAGCCGCCTGAGTTGACAGACCTGCTTGCTGAAGTTGTTGGGCATTGAACTGAGCCATTTGGTTTTGTGCCGCTTGGTTTGCCAAGTCGGAAACATTACCTGCTTGAGCGCCAAACTGAGCCGCTTGATTAGCCGCAGCTTGTGAAGCCAATCCTGCTTGTTGGAGGTTACCAACATTGAATTGAGCCATCTGATTGAGAGCCTGTTGGTTAGCCAAATTAGCTTGCTGTTGAGCTTGCAAATTAGCTTGACCAGTAGTGACATCAACACCTTGGTTAGCCAGTGCAGCACGGAGACTTGCATCTTGGTTAGCCAAACCAAACTGACCAGACAGAGCCAAAGCCTGTTGAGTAGTGGCGGCATCTTGTGCTTGGTTGAGTTGTTGAGCTTGCATCGCTCTTGACAAATCAGACTCAGAAGCTTGTTGTGCGGCTTGGTAAGCGGCAGCATTCTGTTGAGCAACCAAACGAGCGGCATTCTCATCAAATGCACGATTAGTCTCTGCTTCAGCAACAGCTTGGCGTGAACCACCAAAGGCTTTAGCCGCAGTAGCACTAGCCGCAGTCTGTTGTTGTTGCAGTTGTCTAGAACGCTCTAAATCCTTCAAGGACTGCTCAGTAACAGCCTGAGTGTAAGGATTCATGTATTGCTGAACATTCTGATTTAAGAATGAACCTGCTTGAATATCACGGATATTCTGACGAGCCTGTGGAGCAATCTGACCCAAAGCAGTAGAAGCTACTTGTTGACCAGAAACACCTGCCGCACCTACATCACGAACAGTATTACGAGCCAGTTGAGCCGCAGTAGCTTGTGCCGCAGGTCCTGCTTGCTCACCAGTAAATCCTAGTGAGGAATAACCTCGTCCAGTAGCCATTGCAGATGGTCCTGCAGTCTGTCCACCAAAACCCAAAGATGTGTATCGTGCTACAGGAGCTTGAGTTGCAGCACCTGCTTGAGCGCCACCAAATGTTGCGGCATTGTAGCCTTGTGCAGCGGCAGTAGCGGCAGGACCAGCAGATGCGGCTTGACCAGTAGCAGGGGAATAACCTGTTTGTGCCGCCATAGCAGATGGAGCCACTTGAGCGCCACCAAACTGAGTTGCCTGAACATTCTGTGGCTGATATGCAGCAGATCGAGTTGCAAAGTCAAATGCAGATCCAATACCTTGGAAAATTGCATTGTTTGGATTTGCAAAGTCTCTAGTTAATTGAGCGCCTCTAGCCTGATCCCTGTTGTAAGCAGCGAATTCACGAGGACCGAGTTGCCCTGCAATTGCTTGTGAATTTTGCACATTCTGCAAATAAGCGTCACGCAATGCAGGATCAAGCTGCGCTGTTTGTTGACTAGAACCACCAGACATATTACACCTCCGTAGAAAGCCAATAATGTGTTGGCTTCATGTTAAATTTAGATACAAAAGTTCTTGACCAACCCCTACGACCTGTCAGGGTGATTTTTTGGCATCCCATGTCTTCAGCGAACTTCTGAATACGGGGGGTGATAGTCTCTAGATCTGCTAGATCACCTGCCGCTAAAAATATGTGCAATACCCTCATTCTTGGGAATATCTGCACTTGAGTGACTACTGCGCTGTTATCACTTGTCCATAATTGCATCGTACTACTGTCAATACAGTCTGCTACATCCTGCATATTATGCGTATTATCGTATTCTAAAGCAGGTTCTAAAATTTTCTCTACTTTTTGAAAATATACAGCCCATAGTGGTAGTTCACCATCTACTTTATATTTCTCGTAGTCAATCATCTGAAACTGCCAGGTTTCCCATCAAATCTGATAACACCAACTCGCCAATCTGTTAAAGCAACAGCTTCAATCTTTACTGCAATCTGTCTACCAGTTAAACGAACTGATGTAGGTGAAGACAAGGTATATGGACCATGTGTGTATTTAGTGGCATTTGGGTAGAATTTAGTACTAAAACTAGCCCTAACATCACCTGCAGTCTTCTCATCAGGAACTAATCCTGTCAAAGTCATCACCCTGTCGCCTACACCTAATTCAATTGGTCCTGACTCGGCAAACAATGTCTGGGAGTCATAGTTGTTGCCAACTTCATGCTCGTAGACATATCCATCTGATGAAACCAGAATAGGATTGCTGAAAATACCTCTGTCTGTACCGCAAGTACGATCCAAAGTACCAATAGCCCAATGGTTCTCACGATAGTTGTAAGTCACATATGAATCCACCTCATTGGTTGACAAACTTGGGTAATACCACCAAATTTCACCAAATGCTGAGTTATGGACGCAATAAACCTTAGAGGCTTGGGTAGTGTTCAGATTGTTAAACACATAGTCAGATACATCTGATGGCAAAGGTTTTACAAAGCCATCGTATATCCAAAATCCTGATCCAGACATCCAAATACAGGCATTGTCAGTAGCCGCTACTGATTGTTTAGAAATCACGCCACAACCAGTTCCAACACGCTCAAAACTGTATATAAATGGTGGACCAATGTAAGTGGCAGTATGGACATCCACATCTGTAAACAAGATGGTAGTTCCACGAATACGCTTAGAACACTGCAAAGAGCCAACTGTAGTCAACTCAAAGTCACCTGCTTGGTTTGTTGCGGCAGGAGTCCATACAGTATTGTTTTCTTGGTCACACCATTGAACTTTACGAGGATTACCACCCGCACCAAGAGCAAATAAGAATCGCTCTTGAGTAACAACTAAACCAGTGCAACTAGTTGGAGCATTTGTAATGGCGGCAGCGTCATTGGCAACATTTAATTGCCACTCAAGGAGTTTTCCATCCTTAGATGAGCAAGCAACCAGATATTCACCCCATGTATCCATAGACCATGTGGTGGCAGGAGTGACAGATCCTAAGTCAGGTCTAGCAACACCATAGGCATAGCTTCCATAAGTGCCATAGCCATAACCAATCTTTTGGACTGCATCTGCATCACCAACAGTAAATCCTGTCGGAGTAATGTCTGTTAAAGTATTACTTTCACTCAGAACATAGAGCTTTGAATGTGTGCCAATGCCAATTCTGCGGTTATTTGAGTTGTCACGCCAGTTAATCAAGCCCCTAGCTTTGCCAGTTAATTGAGTGTTTGAACGCTTTCTCCATCCACCAACAGGGCGAATAGTTCCTTCAAACCAACGAACTAGGTTAGATCCATTCCAACGACCTTTAGCCTGATACTCTGTACCATTCTTGAATACACCTGGAGGAATTTGGAGTGGGATATAAGCCATATTCTTTGTCAATCAGGTAGGTTGGAAACAAAGGTCATTGTAACAATTAATGATGCTGTAGAGGGTCTTGTAGGGCTTGTCTGGGCGGCAAAGTGTTGAAGTGAAATAGAAGTATTTGTTGCAGACCAATACAACTCTACATAATCGTTTTGAGCCAACTGTAAAAAGTAATTCCAACCAACAATTGAATGACCATCTACGCCACCATGACTGTTTGGCACAGAAATTAATCCTGTTGAACCAGTTAAGTTAGTGCCATTTACACGCAACCAAACACTCGCATCATGTATTTGAGTATCAGTATTAACAAACTGACCAGACCATTGCAAGTTATACAAACCTGCATTGGCTACATTGATTCTTGAACTATTGCTTGTAGTCACACCATTAGAAAAGTCTGTGGTGTCTAGCGTCATTGCATAAGCAGTATTTGCTGACGCAATAGGCTGGTCTACAAGGCTTTGGAACGCACCAAATGGAAAGTTGATGTACTTGCCACCAACTCTAGCAGTTAAGGCTTGAACAGCGTTAAGTAGCTTAATGAAGAACAACCTCAATGTGCCATTATTCTGGTTCTGTACTTCTTGAGAGTAAGAAACACCAGAAGTTCCCAAATTAGGAACTGGTGGTACATCTAGTTGTTTCTGACTAGACATTACTTTCTAATCCAAGTTTGCCAAATAGCGCCAGCAGCCACAATCAAACCACCAACCCATAAAACAGGTTGAGCAATAGAAGCTATCCAGTTAAGAACCTTTACAGCACCTTTAGCCGCATCAATAGCTCCTACTAGGTCACTTGTGTTCTTATCAATGGTATCTACTTTAGCTTCAACTGCTAAAAGTCGGTTATAGATTTGCTCATGGCTGACATCGCTCATTACTGCTCCACAGTATTTAGTGCTGTTTTTAGTAGACCAAAGAAAGCATCTCTGCCTACTTGAAGTTGGTCAACATTAAATTTTGCTGAGTTAAGTTTTCTGTCTAAGTCAACAACATGATTCAGCAATGTCTGCTGTTCAGGTGTCATGTCTTCAAACTGATACTCAACGCCATCAATTGTCACAGGGTTTGTTTTTTTCTCGCCCATGATTTTCTCCTAGTGTGCCATCAAGATCGAGTGATGGCTTCTC